TAGTAGAATTATAGGTAAGTGTATGATGGGTTCAACATCAAACGCTTTAGATAAAGGAGGCGATAACTTTAAAAAATTATACAATGCATCAGATGTCACTAAACGAAATAGAAACGGTCAAACAAAAAGTGGCTTATACTCTCTTTTTATCCCAATGGAGTGGAACTACGAAGGATTTATTGATGAGCACGGAATTCCAGTTTTCACTACTCCTGATATCGACGTGTTCGCCCCAGACGGTGAACTAATAGATGTAGGCGTAATAGATAACTGGCAAAATGAGGTTGATGGTTTAAAAGATGATCAAGATGCTTTAAACGAATTCTACCGCCAGTTTCCAAGAACAACTGAACATGCGTTTAGAGATGAGACTAAGAATAGTATATTTAACTTAGTTAAAATATACGAGCAGATAGATTACAACGAAGAGCTATCTAGAACACTAGGTGTAACTAAAGGTAATTTTCAATGGGTTAACGGTATAAAAGATTCACAAGTAATATTTTATCCAGATCCAAAAGGTAGGTTTAAAGTAAGTTGGACGCCACCGTCACAAATACAGAATAGAGTAATACTTAAAAATGGTGTTAAGCACCCAGGCAATGAGCACATGGGAGCATTTGGTTGTGATAGTTACGATATATCAGGCACAGTAGATGGCGAAGGATCAAAAGGAGCTTTACACGGTTTGACTAGGTTTAGCATGGAAGATGCTCCGGCTAATAGTTTCTTTTTAGAATACTTATCAAGACCACCAACAGCAGAGATGTTCTTTGAGGACGTTCTAATGGCTTTAGTGTTTTACGGGATGCCTATACTCGCAGAGAACAATAAACCCCGTCTCTTGTATTATCTGAGACGTAGAGGATATAGAGGGTTTAGTATGAATAGGCCTGATAAGATATGGAATAAATTATCTGTTGCAGAAAAAGAAGTAGGTGGTATACCTAACTCTAGCGAAGATATAAAACAAGCACATGCCGCCGCGATTGAAATGTATATACAAGATCACGTAGGTATGAAGCAAGACGGAACGTTTGGAGATTTGTATTTTAATGATCTTTTAAACGACTGGAGTAGGTTTGATATAAACAAAAGAACAAAGTTTGATGCATCTATAAGTTCTGGTTTAGCTATAATGGCAAACAACAGACATTTATACGCACCAAATGCAAAGGTTGAAAAACAACCGTTAAATATAAACATTTCTAAGTATAGTAATACTGGAAGCAATTCACAAATAATCAAATAATAAATATGGCAGAGTCTGGCATTAAAAGTTATTTCCCGAGTCAAACAGTTAGTGATGCTGAAAAGCTAAGCTACGATTATGGTTTGAAAGTAGGTAAAGCAATAGAGCAAGAGTGGTTCAAAAATGATAGGAACAATAATAGATATAGAACTAATCAAAACGATTTTCATAATTTAAGGTTGTATGCGAGAGGCGAGCAGTCAATACAAAAATATAAAGACGAATTATCTATAAACGGCGACCTGTCTTATCTTAATTTAGACTGGAAACCTATACCTATAATATCAAAATTTGTAGATATAGTTGTTAATGGTATAGCTGAAAGAACTTATGACATTATAGCTTATTCGCAAGATCCTTTTGGTGTGGCTAAAAGAACTGAGTATATGGAAAGTATACAAAGCGACATGAAGCTAAAAGATTTTAATAACAATATAGAGCAAGCTCTAAAGTTAAAAATGCGAAAAAGCCAAGTAGAAGAGCTTCCTAGTTCGCAAGAAGAATTAGATCTTCATATGCAGCTTTCTTATAAGCAGTCAGTAGAGATAGCAGAAGAACAAGCTATTAACACTCTTTTAGAAGGAAACAAATACGAGCTTATTAAAAAGCAATTTTACTACGATTTAACTGTTCTAGGAATTGGGGCGGTAAAAACTTGCTTTAATACATCTGAAGGTGTAACTGTAGATTACGTTGATCCAGCAAACCTAGTATACTCTTACACAGACTCACCTTATTTTGAAGACATATATTATGTAGGTGAGGTAAAAACGATACCGGTGAACGAGTTGGCAAAACAATTTCCTCACTTAAACGAAGCGGATCTTGAAGATATAATGAAAAATAAATCTAACAGTAGATCTAATTATAACTCAAGACATACTCACCAAAAAGAAGATAACAATACTATTCAGGTTTTATACTTTAACTATAAAACTTATATGAATGAAGTTTATAAGGTTAAAGAAACAGCTACAGGTGCTGATAAAATAATAGCTAGAGATGATCAGTACAATCCACCACCTGACAAAGAAGGTGGTTATGGTAGAATGTTAAGATCTATAGAGTGTTTATACGATGGCGCTATGATTTTAGGTAGTAACAAGCTACTTAGATGGGAGATGGCTAGAAACATGATGAGACCTAAAAGCGATTTTACTAAGGTAAAAATGAATTACTCTATAGTAGCTCCTAGAATGTATGATGGTAGGATAGATTCATTAGTAAAACGTATAACAGGTTTTGCTGATATGATTCAACTAACGCATTTAAAACTACAACAGATACTATCACGTATGGTTCCTGATGGCGTTTACATGGATGCTGATGGTTTAGCTGAGGTTGATCTTGGTAATGGTACAAACTATAATCCACAAGAAGCTTTAAACATGTTCTTCCAAACTGGATCCGTAATAGGGCGAAGTTTCACTTCTGAAGGTGATATGAATCCAGGTAAAATACCTATTCAAGAAATTACATCAGGTAGTGGTGGAAATAAAATGCAAGCTCTTATAGGTAACTATAACTACTACCTACAGATGATAAGAGATGTAACCGGGCTTAATGAAGCTAGAGATGGTAGTATGCCTGATAAAAACGCTTTAGTAGGTGTTCAAAAGTTAGCAGCAGCAAATTCAAACACGGCAACTAGACATATATTACAGGCAGGATTATTTTTAACAGCATCAACAGCGGAATGCTTGTCGCTTAGAATATCAGACGTTATAGAGTACTCACCAACAAAAGATGCTTTTATACAAGCTATTGGAGCTCATAACGTAGCTACTCTAAAAGAAATGTCAAATCTACACTTGTATGACTTCGGTATATTTATAGAGTTAATGCCGGACGAAGAAGAAAAGCAAATGCTAGAAAACAATATACAAATGGCATTGCAACAACAAAGCATAGAGCTTGAAGACGCTATTGATCTTAGAGATATAAGAAATGTAAAACTTGCAAATCAACTTCTTAAAATACGTAGAAAGAAAAAGCAAGATAAAGACCAGCAGCTTCAACAAGCTAATATGGAGCAGCAAGCACAAATAAACCAACAAACAGCACAAGCAACAGCTCAAGCTGAAATGCAAAAAAATGAAGCTTTAAACCAAGGTAAGGTACAGTTAGAACAATTAAAAGCTGAAATAGAATCTCAAAAAATGTACCAAGAGATAGAAATGAAAAAAGAACTTATGGAGTTAGAGTTCAACTACAACATGCAGCTTAAAAATGCAGAGGTAGAAAGCGCTAAAGGTAAGGAAAAAGAAAAAGAAGATCGTAAAGACAATAGAACAAAAATACAAGCTACACAACAAAGTGAGCTTATAGACCAAAGAAATAATGACAAAGCACCTAAAAACTTTGAATCATCAGGTAATGATATACTAGGTGGAATAGGTGACATGTCTAGCTTTGGTCCTAGATAAATTTATTAACTATTATTATATTATATTATGGCAAAGAAAGAAGAGCCAATCGCTAATGACGAGACTGGCAAGATTAAAGTAAAAACAAAGAAAGAAAAACAACCAGATGGTAACGAGACAAAAGGAAACGTTACCAAGGTTAAAGCAAAGATGAAAGCAAAACCTGAAGTACAAGAGCAAACAGTAACTAAGGTTGATTTAAAAAAACCAAATAAACCAGAAGAAAATGAAACTAAAGAAGATAACCCTGTCGACGAGGGAGTGGTTGGAGTCGATGAAAATGCCGATGCCCCACAAGAACAAGAAGAAGTACAGCCGGAAGCAGAAGCACAAGAAACTCCAGTATTAGAAGAAATTACTGAAGAATCTACAGAAAAAGAAGTTGCTGAAGTTGAAGAGCAAGTTGAAGAGGCTGTTGCGGAGGCTGAGGCTACAGGAAAACCACTACCAGAAAACATCCAAAAGTTAATAGACTTCATGGAAGAAACTGGTGGCGATTTAAACGACTATGTTCAGTTAAACAAAGATTACAGTAAGTTAGATAATGAGGATTTATTATACGAATATTATAAGCAAACAAAACCTCATTTAAATAACGAAGAAATAAATTTCATGATGGACGATCAATTCGCTTACGATGAAGACGAAGATGATGAAAAAGAAATACGAAGAAAAAAATTAGCGTTAAAAGAGCAAGTTGCAAACGCTAAAAGCCACTTGGACGGGCAAAAGTCCAAATACTATGACGAGATCAAAGCTGGAAGCAAACTTACTAGTGAACAGCAAAAAGCGGTTGATTTCTTTAATAGATATAACAAGGAGTCAGAAGAGACTCAAAAAACAGCTAAAAAGAACTCTGATGTTTTTACTAAAAAAACAGATAATGTTTTTAACGACAAATTCAAAGGTTTTGAATATAACATCGGTGATAAAAAGTACAGGTTTAACGTAAACAATGCTGAAGAGGTTAAAACAACACAAAGCGATATAAATAATTTTACTAAAAAGTTTTTAGATAAAAATAATACATTATCAGATG